GTTCCACTCGGAGAAATCGCAAGCGGACCTACAAGTGTTACTGTTCCTACAATGATGTTTTCAACATACACGAAATCTGGATACGATGTCGCGTAATCAACAGGTATGCTTATTGTTCCTGACGTAAGAGCCGTATATTGTTTAACCGCCATTTCTTATAATTGATTTAAGAAGTAAAGTTTACCGTGAGTCAATTTAGCAGGGGATGAAGCATTTGTTACCTCCATCTCTACACTAACATTGAATGGATTGGACACCATATTAGTCCCAACATTAAGTGTTTGGCTTGATTTAGCGGACTTAATGTATGCAGCACCAGAAAAAGATGTAGCAGAATTTCCAGAGTAAAAATCAAAACCTTGAGCCTCAAGTATAGAGTGGTAAGAAACATGTAAGGTTGTGTCAGATATTTTTATCATATCAACCTCAATTCTGTACCAAGCGTCATTTTGAAATTTAATGTCGTAAGGTGATGTTCCAGATATTTGAACAACATCAGACCCAACATTTATACGCAAAGAAGTATACTCACCATCTGTTTTCTTTGGAATGACCGTAAGTTCAAGTCTAAGTGTATCTCCAGTATCTTTAAGAGTATTAGCTGGTACAGCCCAAGGACTTCCTCCTATTGCGTTTGCCGTAGTATAACCAGTGTCACTTACCTCTACTGGAGATGTTATTGTTCCTAACAGTAAAATACCATTGGTTCCATCTGCACCATCTGCACCATCAGCACCATTCGTTCCGTTAGTACCGTTAGTGCCATTTGTTCCAGCAGGTCCTTGAAGTCCTTGAGGTCCCTGAACTCCAGGCAGTGTTACATTTGAACATGAATTACAGCTCATTTTTTAACAGCTTTTACATTCGTTATTACATATTGCCTGAAGTCCTTCAAGCAACTTATCAGCTTTTGCATCCTTTCCACAGGCGGCAGCGGCCTTGATACCCTGCAACATCAGCATTGCTTCAATAGCAGCCTCGTTCTTCTTGTCTCCCACACAGTCACAACTTACATCGATGTCTGCCATCTTTCCTCTTACACAGCACTCTACGTTACAAAGGAAGTAGGATTCAGAAGATGCGTTGTATGTGGCATCATCATCTGTCAGGCTCCAAGAGAATGTGTACTTTCCGTCAGTGATCAAAGGAGAGCTTACACTTTCAACGATAAGGTTCCTGCGACCAAATGCTAATGAAGTGTTCTCAATAGTTGTTGCAGCAACAGAAAAACCACTACCACTTAGCGTGACTATATTTTGAAATCGAACATCGTAACTTGCCGTCACGCCAGTGATGCTACTTTGTGCATTTATTGCGGCAAGTATCAAAGCAGCCGTTCCTGGATAATCACCAGTTAAAGAAGATGTTGCTGTAATAGGAGCGTAAGTAAGATCACCATTGGAGTCCGTGTAGACTATATAAAGCTCATAATCACTGGAACCCAATGAAGGTGGAATAAATGAAAGAGTTACAGAGGTTGACTGTAATGAACTGATATTCATTATGTTACCGTCCAAAGAGTCATCATTGTTCGCAAGCAGGTCAAGTGTAACACTATCATCACTTGGGTAGGTTATTGTGAATGTTTCGGCAGTTATCGGAGCTGATGGTGATCCTGACGATGTATCAGTCACCGAGTATTTGTTACTCGAACAGTCTAAACATACACTGAATGAAAGTTGGTTGATAGCCATCTTCTATTACTTTTTACACTTGCAAGATTTCTTGCCCATTTTTTTGCACTTAGCGCAAACTTTTGCTGAAGACATTTTCTTACCAGACATTTTTTTACCGTAAGCCATTTTTATTACTATTTAAATTTGTTTGAAACACATAAACACATGTCAATAAACTCTTGTTGAGTATACTGTTGCTTACTCATATTAACCATCTTATGAACCCACTGAATATTCCCTTCAATATATCCCTTTGATGAATCTATTCTATCTAATGACGCTGTGTTTTTATTTACTCCCATAGCATCTATATCCCAATCAGTTAAAACACATTTAAAGTCTTGTTCAATTAAAAGATCTGCTATGTATTCAAATGTTACATTCCAGTCTATGCCTCTAAGATTAGCATTATTTTTATATTTTTTTACAAAAGAAGACCTAACAACACCTTTAATCCATCCTTTATGAGAGTTATGTTCGGGATTAGAGTTAGAGCATTTTTTACACTCCTTACCTTGATTATAAGACATTATAGCGTAATTACGTCTAAGGTAAGACTGTTCGCTACCGCAACTTGAGCATGGCTTATACCATCGACCATTTTTGCCCTTACGTACTTCTAATGGTATGCTTAAAGCTGTTGCCATAAAGGTGTTATTATTAAAATCCATTTGTACTTGTCCGCCCACCATGCAGCAGACATTTTGCCTTTTTTTATGTTCTTGCTGTGACGAGCCTTAAAACTCGCACGTTTCTTCTTCATCTTCTCTGACTCACCTTTCTTTGGTTTGCCAGCAGTTGACGCTCCCTGTTCACCGAAACGGATAAGCTTGGTCTTATCACCCTCTTTAGCCATCACTACGTGGCTTTTTTTAGCGTTAGATGGAGTCCTCTTAGGCTTATTGAAACCTTTAAGACCCAAACGCTTCATAGTTGATTTCGCTCTGCTATGTTTACTTTTTTCTGCCACGTTTTACCGATTTTACTCGTTTACCCATCCCCACTTTCTTCTTCTCCCTCTTCTTTCTTGCGAGTTCCGACTTGGACATTTCCGATTTGGTCTTCGGAGTCTTTTTAGAAACACGCTTGGTAGGTCTGCAATACTCGTTCTTACCACCAGCACCACATGCCTTACCTGTTCGGGTATCAACCCATTTTTCCTTTTCCCACCTTTTTAGCTCCGTTCCTGACTTACTCTTCTTAACCGTACCACTTTTCTTGCGGCACTTGGCAATAGCCTGAGATGCTCTTGCACTCGGAAATACTTTGTACTTCGCCTTGACTTTTTTATAACACGCATCCTTTGGCATACCTCAAAGGTACGGAATTTTGAGGATATAACATTGTGCATTAATACCGACCATCTTCCTTGTAATACCTGCCTATGTTTTGGAAGAAATTTTCAGAGACATTTTTACCCATGGTTTTATTGTATGTATTTTTATATTCAATCATAAGTTCTTTATAGTCATCTGATTTAGGGTCAAGATATCCAAACTCTTTAATCCATGTAAGTGCTTGTATTCTTGGGTCTGTCTCATACATTACATCATAGAACTTATACAATTCAATGTCACGATTTCTAATGTTTACTTGGCTCATGAACTTTCTTTGAAGCATCTCAATTTCCTTCGATTCAAGTTCAACGCCCTTTCTTGATGCGAAATCTATAACCTGCGTAAATTTTTCCTCTGCAATTTTCATCTTGTCTTTGTTAGAAGCATCGATGAAGTCTTGATCCATTGAAAGTTCTTTACCTATTCTTCTTCCGTAAGTTTTTGCAATTTCCTTTCCTTTATTTATGTCTGATATCTTTTTATCAACACTTTCCATATCTGATTCACTGAGTTTTGAGTCCTCTGGCTTGTAACTAGCAGAACCAATTAATCTCTTTTCTCCAGCGAACCCTTTCATTATATCTTTTGTTATATCTTCAATACCGGACTGCTTGTTAAAAGATTTAGCGTAGTCTGTTTGAGAATCAAGAGTCACGTAAAGAGCATTTGTAAATGGATTAGTGTATGGGCTTGTTATCAGTCTTTCTACTGAGTTTTTAATCTTCGCAGGAGATACCGCAGGACCACCGCTTTCATCCATAAACTGGGCAAAATCTTTGTAAAATTCTTCTGTCCTTGAGTCCGAGAAATTAGCCCAAGCATCGCTTCCTATCTCGGTAGAATATCCATCTCTTGATAAAGGCTCGTTTCTAAAGAAATTATAACCAGTAGCCCATTCCAAAGTTCCGCCTATAACTGGGTTTTTTGAGAATGTATTCCCAACAATATCAAAACCTTCAAACGCACCCTCTGGAGTGTAAGGGTTAACATCTAATGGCATAAAAGAAGAAGAAAACGAATCAAGCATCCTAAAACCAAGACTCTTATTTGACTCCTTATTGCCTAAGTAATAAGATTCCATAATAGACTCAGTTAAAACAAAAAACGGTGCTAATGATTGGTTTTTTGCAATCTTGAAATACTTATAATGTCCTTTTTCATCTTTTGTTCCTAAAGGTATAATGAAGTAGTTCTTTCTTATATGAGGAGAAACACCATTATATGTTTCAATCATTATCTCCTTTACGGAATTTTCATCATCATCATCTCTATTGGCTGCAACTAAAGCAGTTCCAAGCAACATAATAGCACCTGAAACCACCCCTGTTGCTTGAAGTGTTTTAATTGATATTGCAGCAGGATTCTCGTAGGAATATCTTAAAGCAGTGTAAGTACCTTGAGCAGCAGCATTTATGTATGGAAGATATGGGTCTGCACCTTTTATTACATCACCCCCAATTGAGAAGTCTATCAGTTCTCTTGCGGCAGCAGCGGCTCTATATCTTGCGTCCTCTTCAGCCATCATTATCTCTTCAGGAGTCATACCCTTTCTGTTCTTGTCTAACTTTTTCATTTCGTTAGACAATACTTTATTATAAACAGATAGCCTAAATCCTATTTCGCTTATCATATTCAAATAAGAAGCTAAATCAGCAGCTTTCTCAAACAGTTTTGCTCCTTTATAGTATCCATTATCTCCAACTTTTGTAGATGCTATGAAGTCTTTAATTTTTGATTTCATACCATCACCTTGGTCAACCCGACCATCAGTGTATAAAAAGTCCATCATTCCTCCGTATTTAACGAACTCTTTGAACTCTTTTGAGTCCGTATGTATCATTGACCAAGACTTAAAGAAATCTACTGTCAGTTGAGCCATTGACTTTGGAAGAATCTCACTGTATGCGTTTGAGAAAAGCAACACTTGGAAGAAGTCTCTTGGGAAGTTGGTTATTGCGAACAATGGGTTTGCTCCTGTTGCAGAAGCCTTCAGTAGCTTTACTCCTGTCCATTTAGATATTCCACTTTCAATACTCTTATCTAATACTCCCTTTTTATTGTCATACCACTCATCGTATATCTCATCCTTTACGTAGAACTTCTCTCTTTTACCCTCAGAATAATAGAACATCTCCCTAAAACCAGTTCTTGGAGTCAAGGAGAATGAGTCATTCACTTGTTTTAGATACTTTAGTCTTGTCTTCTCTTCCTTAGTTAAGTCTTTTTTAGCTGAAAGCTCTTCAAACTCAGGAATCAACTTGGCAAGTTCTTTTGCCATTTCTTGGTTTAGATTATTGAAGGACCTTTTCTTTTCTCTTGTATTCAGGTACGTTGAAAGAAGAATCTCTGAGTCCATCATAAGCGTTCCAAGCATATTTGGGTCATTATTCTTTAGACCTTCTTTCAATGTTTGGTAATTAGCTTCACTTAAAGAAAACTTCTTTTTCAACCTGTCAAGCGCATCCCTCATCAAAACTGCATCACCTTCAAGGTCGTACACGTATATCATCCAAACTCTTGGAGAGTAATCTATGCCTTTCATTGCATCGTATTGCTCCTTCGTAACAAGACCATCCTTTAAATCTTTGTCAAGCATTTCATCAAATGCACCAAAATACTCGTTTGCTCTTCCGTTTATCTTTTCAAAAACCTCAGAGCCAACAATTGACTCAAGACCTCTAATTGCAGCCTTTGCATCATCAAGACCTATTGATCCAGTCATTATTTCGCCTCGGTCTTTTTTCTTTTTAAGGTCTTTTTTCTTTGATTCAAGCTTATTTAACTCAGCCTTCTCATCTTTAGTTAATTTAGACTTTTCTTTAAGGTCCTTTATTTCTTGAGAAACCTTTTCAAATTCAATTTCTGCTTCAGCATTGCTTCTTATTCTGGCTTCATTGGCAGAAACAATCCGTCTGTAAGTTATAAGGTTATCTAAATGTTTTCTTTCGCTAATGGAAAGACCATCATAGATTTTATCGTAGTACTCTTTAAATATTGCTTTAGCTCTACCTCCAGCTCCCTTCGCATTTGTAAGCCTATCTGCTATCCTGCCAAGTTCAGCTTTTCTTAGCATTGATTTTGTAAAGCCTTGAAAGTCAAAGAATCTCTTTCTTAAAGCTCTAATAAGAGGAATTATTTTTCTATCCGAATAACTTCTTTGAGCGTCTTCCTTTTTCTTGACTTTTTGATTTAACTCTTTAGAGCCATCCTCATAAGCTTTTTTATCGTCATCTACCTTCTGCTTTCTGATGTCTGATATTTTTTTAATACCAGGTTTTTTAGCCGATAGTTTTTTAGATACCTCTCTTTCAATACCTATGACAATTTGGTCTTCTCTCGCAACGTCTTCTGTCTCCTCAAGAGTTGTCTCAGCTCTTAGTTCCTCAGACATCTCCATACGCTCCATTACATTTCTTGCCTCAACTTCACCAGCAATTCTTTGATAAGCCTCAAATTTAGTTTTTGGGTCTGATATTTTAGATATCTCAAAGTTTATTTGACTTATGACATTCCTCAGTCCCCCTGGGTACATACTACCTGTTATTTCACGTGAATCAAGCAGTATTCTTTCTATGATTTCTATTATTTCATTTTTCTCATTTTTGAATCTTTCCTTTTCATTTTTCGTAAGTATGGCTCTTATATTAAAATACTCACTGTTGGGGTCTAAATCTTTTACATCTGTAATAACCTCATCAGGAATCATCAAGCCAATCATCTCAGCTACCTTTTTGAATTTCGGTAAATCATATATTTTACTAGCAACTTCATATGCTTTAGCACCCCCTTCTTCAAAATCAACAATAGACTGCTCTAAAAAAGCTTGCTTTATAGCTGTAACAAGTTTTTCGCCTTGAGGAAGATTTCTGTGTTCATCTATTACTGACTCTACAAATTTTCTGTCTGATACAAGTTGTTCGTACAACTCCTTTGCTTTCGGAAATTTACTTTTCAATAACTCTTGACCAATACTCAAGTTACCACCTCTTCCAAAATCTTCTATTTCTTGAATAGCATGTTGAATTTCGTGAATTAGAACAGGGATGGCTTTCGACATAGACTCTTCCATATCTTTAGCCGTATTAACCTGACCAATTCCAACATCTATTGTCTCAAAAAGAGCAGACATTTCACCCTCACCTTGATTTATAAATTTATTAAATGATACATCATAATTCTCAAGCTCTGGATATGCGTCTAAAATATTTCCAGGGAAAGCTAATTTGCCGCTAATAGTTAACTTACCATTTTCATTTATTATTCCAAAAGAATCAGCCTTTCTTTTTCCTAACAATACATCGGAAATCGCTTTTGTGACATCTTTAAAATAAGGAATGTCATCTGGAAGTTCGTACCTCCATTTATTATCCTTCCCTCTTTCCCATCCTGTTTGGATTTTTATGTCTTTCTTATTATTACCTCTTGACTCCATGCTTCTTGCACGAAGAAGATTGTTTCTTACTTCACTTGACAACTTAGCGTTTCTTCCAATTATCTGCTTTCTGATGCGCTGTTTCTTCTCTTCTTTCTTAGGTTCTTTTTTAGACTCAGGCTTCTTAACGTCTTCATCAGTCGGCTTTCTTCTTCTTGAAATCTCTTTTACATCATCCTCTTCAAGAACTTCTCCTCTTGATAATTTTCCTGACAATACGTTAAGAAGGTCTATTACCTCTTTGTCTTTTGCGAACTGATCGAACATATTACCAAGACCAACTGCTCTTGATAATTTGTTCGCCCATGATTTTATAGCCCCCTTTGCTGTAAGAGAAAGTGAGCTGTATTCAGAGGCAAGAATCCCTGTAAGTTCAGCCAAAGCCTCTTCGCTTTGAATCCCTTCTGGGTATTTTGCCATATGTTCAGACAATTTGGTTTTTACATCATCACTCACTTTTGCCGACTTCAATACTCTATCAAGCATTTCCTCCGTTGTAGCCATTGTGTCAACGGTTCCGAGACTTTCTATCAATACAGCATGAAATACCTCGTGAGCAACAGTTGTAGGAGTTGCTTTTTCAAGATTTATGTGTATTGTTTTTGTGTTAGGATTGTATTCGCCACCCTCACCAGAAAGCCTACCTTCAGCAGAAGAAACATAACCTTCTGAAGTTTTATGAACAACAATTTTTACATCAGGAAGTAGTTTTGATAAAGTATTAAGTGCTTTTTTTACATTTCTTGCAACCTTAACCATTTCCCTCGTTTTGCTTGGAGGAACGGTTTTAGGGTCAGTAGCGTTTAACTCATCTATTAAATCGTTGACCGAGCTTTCGTTAGCCTCTACTTCTTCTTGAAGTACTGTATCTGCTGCTCCCTCTTTTTGGCTGACTTTAGGCTCTTGAACTTGCCCAGTGTCTTCTTTCCGTCCTTGCTTTTCAGTATCCAGACGTTCTTCTTCGGTAACTTGCGTATCATCTTCAACTCTTTTAAATGGGTCTTTTAATGTAACTTCATCTGCGGAAAGAGATATCTCTCCACCAAGTACGTCTTGGTTTTCAACAATAACCTGATCACCATCAACTCTTTTTACCTTAAATGTTTCAAGCTCTCCTTCTACATTGTATTGAACCTCATCCCCTTCTTTTATTTTTCTTGCCTTGTTCCTATCGATTGTCATTGTTTGACCAGGAACGTCTGGGTTGTCTATTTCAATCTCAGTATCTGTAATGCTTTTTACTTTCCCTAATACAGAACCTTCTTCAGTTTCTATAAACACACTATCGCCAGCAACTATACCCATATCAGCAGTTGCTATTACCTTGTTTGTAGGTATTAGAGTTTCCTCACCAGAAACGTCACTTTCTATGTAAACACCGTCTTCTGTTTGTCTTGTAACAACACCGTCAAATACTTGACCATCGGAAGAGAACTGTATCTTATCTCCCTTATTTACAGACACTTGCTCTTCGACAGGGGCTTCTTCAACCTCAGCCTCAACTTCAGCTTCTACTACAGGTTTGCCTTCAGTAGCTTCTTTTAAACGATTTATTGCGTCTTGGTCGTTGGTTATATGAACAGCCCATCTACCTTCTTTAAAGCCTTTTACCCAATTTTCATCAGCAATCTTTTCGTCAAGATCTTCTTTTGAAATAGCCTTACCTTCAACTAAGTAGAATGGAGATCCGTCTTTCTTATCTAAGAATCTTTCAAGCTGAGTGTTTATCGCTTCAATCTCTTGTTTTGATTTTTTACCAACTACATCATCAGCATTTTTAAGGGTTTCGCTAAGTGCTTGTCTTTTATTCACAAGAGAAACAACCAGCTTCTTTTCATTTTCGGTAAGAGCATCATTCTGCAAGTAAGGTTCTGATATGGTTTTAATCCTATTAAGTCTATCCATTTGTTCTTGAACAAACTCCTCGGTTATTAATTTTTTACCGCCATCAGCAAGTCTTACTTCCTTGTTTATGTTCTTCTTCAGAAGATTCTCAACATACTCGATATCACCCATAGCTGAGTAGAGCATTGTTGACATATTAGGATTATTGCCTCTTAAACTTATAAGAGACATTGGTCCTGACGCTAAGTACGCAACAGCAAAAGTGTCAATATAGTCCTGTATCTCTCCAGGCGTAGTTGTTCCAAGGTCAAATAAGTAATCTCCAAATTGACCAGCAGGTATTTCAGTTATCTCCTCAATGCCCTCTTTGAACATCTCGTAATTTAGCTGACCAGCTTTCTTAACAACATTTGAAACAACGCTTTTCATTGCTTCGGATCTTGTTTTACCTTTTAGTATCTCAGAAACATATTTTTTAGCGTATTCTTTTGATGACTGACCAGTAAACATATTGGCAATAGCCTTAGATTCAACTGGATTCAACAGGGCTATAGTTCCGATAATAGCAGACTGAAAAGCACTAAACGAACTTGCTTCTGACTCTGACGCTCCTGCTTCAATTGCCGCATCGTAAAATCCATTTGAACTTTGAACCATTATACCTGTGAAAGTTCCAAAGTTTCCTGCTGTTTTTTCAGACACTTCACCAATCCTAAGAAGCTTTGCAGCCTTTGATGCTGTTCCTGCCTTTGTAGTCAAAGTAACAGTTCTTGATATAGGAGCAAGTGTTACGAACATATCAGCAGTAACTTCTCCAGCAGTATAGAGATTTGAAGCAATATTAATAGTCTCCTCTATGTCATATTCATCCTTATTTGACTCATACACTTTTACAATGTCTTCAGCAAAAACATCGTCAGTAGCACTGAAAGTAGTGTACCCTGCAACGGTCTTTCTTGGCAATAGATACCCATCCTTATCAAAGACTCTACCTGTAGGCTCATCACCGTCCATTTCAACCTCGTATCCATTAACATTAGCGACACTTGATGTAAGACCTTCTTTTGTGAATGCTGACGGCTTTGGGTTTCTTTCGTTATAAACTTTAGCCACGTTGTCAACGTAGTCTTTTAATCCATCCGACAAAGCGTATTCATTGTCAGGCATCAATATCTTAGGCAACGTAGCGGCTGATTGAAAAAGTCTCATTAAAGCACCTTTAGTTATGTCAGATGCGTTGATGAAAGACCTGCCTAACAATCCGCTTTCTTTGTACTCTTCGTCTTTTTTTAATTGATAACTGTATGCTTCTAAAGCTGCAAAATCAGCTTCCCTTACTACTGAGTCTTTTTTATATTCTTCTTCAAACAGTTTATATTCATCGAAAGATTGCTGATACCCTAAATACTCAGGAGTAGACTCTAACTCTTTGAGTCTGTTTACTCCATTCATGTACTCATTGTACTGATTCTCAGTTCCATTGAATGTGTTTCCAGATATTAAATTCTGCATACCCTGAAGTTTATCAGTTAATGCAGTAAACTCATTTCCGTACTTATCATCAAAAGCCTTGACTGATGAATCAAGGTTATCCTGCTTTACATCCATTACCAATTGAAGACCGTTAAGTCTGATTTGGTTTGCTGGGGATATTCTTTTTACTTCGGGGAGTATTTCAGGAATCATTCCTAACTCCTCCAACATCTCAACATTTTGTCTCGGAACAAAAGGAAGTGTAATCTTGTCCGTGTCTGAGTAGAAATCCATATCAGACTGCCTCTGCCTTCTTAATCTTCTGGCATTGTTAGGGTCTGTCTTATCAAGGTAGTTTAAGAATATCTCACCGTAATCCGCTTGAGTTTCGCTCATAAGCTGCATTCTTTCCTCTTCAGGATATGCTGCGTATTTTTCCTCTGTTTCTTTTTGATGCTTTATTAGAGCGTTTCTTTTTGCTTTTAAGTCTTCTTTAGGGTCTTCGTAATCACCTGTAATGTACTTTTCAAACCCATAAGGTTTTTCAGACTTTAGCATTTCTTCATCCTCATCAGACAGGATGTCTATTTCAGGACTTTCTATAGCACCTCCAGCACGTTCAACTGGGTCGGTGAACATTGGTGCTTCAAATATCTGAGATAATGGCTCTAACTGATCAAGAGCAGATGCAGGAGCTTCTTCAACTTGCTCTTGAGAAACCGAAGGAGATGGTGTAGGTTCTTCCACAGAAACTCCAACTTCTTGACCAACTTCTTGTTTGGTCGGCTCTTTTTTTTTTAAGTCAATTAAAGAATTGAACTCGTCTTGACTCTTGTTAAATGAATCTCCAAGTTCTCCTTTTAAGGCATTGTATACCTTCCCTATGTATTCAGGGTTTGAGTCAATTGACGCATTGAACTCTTCAAAAGATTTGTTAAATGAATCTCCAAGCTCGCCCTTTAATGCGTTGTATACTTTCTCTCTGTATGTAGGGTCAGTTTTAGCCATTATATACCGTAATTATTTGTTTTACCACCCTTAGAGCCTCTTGTTAATTTAAGGATTTCATCGTAACTCATTCCGAGTTTAGCTGCCATCTTTCTTAATTTTGCTTGATCCTCCTTTATAAAAACAGTCCTTTGAATTTTTGGTTTTTCGTAACCAGACTCACCTTCAGAAACTGTTGGGTCGAATATTGTGCCACTCGCAATCGCTTGAGCTGTAACGTCAGCGAAAACGGTAGCCTTGTACCATCTGTTTCCATCCTTATCTGTTACTGTTTCTTGTACTTCAACAGGTAAGTCTTGAGTTTCAAATTCAATAACTTTTCCTCCACTTTCATCTACAATAATATCATTCTTGCCTACAGGCATATCAAATATTTTAGATGAAGGAAAAGCAACTGTTTGATTATAAGATAGAACAGGTTTCCCTGCAACTTCTTTCTGTTCTTTAGTGGTATTTTTGTTTACCCATTCCTTGAATCCCTTTAAGGTTTCTTTTCTTGTTGACTCATTATCTTCGTCAAAGCTAAGTGTAATTGTTTTACCCTTTGTATCGTCACCATCATATGGCATAGTAGAAACTTCCACCTCGTCAAACCCTGGGGTTGCTTCTCTTGTATAAAGACCATAATCGCCTATAGCCTCAATAAGGCCTCCCCTACCTTGTGTCTCTGCTTTCTTAAATAAATCGGTGCTCAATGATTCAAACATTTTTTTAATGTCATCTTGACCTATTACAACTTCCTGCATTTGCGGTTCAGACATCACATTAACCTCTTGACTTACAGGGTCTTGTACAACAACTTTTTCAAAAGGAGTTTTACCACCTGCACCACCTGTTTTTGGAGTTGGAAGTGTTTCGTCACCAAACTGTGTTCTGTAAATTTCAGCATACTTGTCACCTACCATCTTTGCAGCTTCCAATGTATTTCCTCCAGTTTGGTTTGTAAGGTCGGTTACGGACATCCCTAAGTAACGAGCCATACTCGCCATATTACTTGGATTCCTAGCGAGTTCTTGGATACCAGCCTCTTTTCTTCTTTCAAATTCAGTAGGGTCCATTGTGCTAATGGTTCTCCTTTTGCCACCTTCTAACTTAGACTCTGAGTATTTGTAGTCGGTAGCTTTAACATCCTTAAACGCTGCATCAAAGAAAGATGCAGGGTTTTGCATTTTAACGGTTGGAATATTGAATGTTCCCCATTCGGTAACTCCAGCAACATTGTCCTGATAATTATTCAGTATGTTATCCTTATCTTCATTATTGTAAAGAGATTGAACCAAATCATCGCTCTTTAGGTAATCTTGACCGTCTAATTTCTCGTAATCGAAAAGCTTCTTTGAGTCATTTACGTAAACAGAAGTACCCATAAGTATCCTCTGCTTGGCTTCATTAAAAGCTGATACATCTTTTCTGTCTTTAGCCTCTAACATTTTCTGAATGTTTTCAGAATAGTTAGCTTTTGCGTCATCTACATAGGCTGGGTGAATTTTACTATAATCAACAGCTAAAGAGTTCCAAAGATCTTCGTCTTTTTTTTGCTGTTCTTTTCTGTATGTGGCTTTATCCTTTGCAAGTTGTAGCTGATTTCTTCTTGCCTCCTCAATGGGAGCCATGTCAATCTTGAAATCAGCAGCAATGCCTTTTGATAAGAAATTTCCGAATCCCATTATATATTTTTTACTGACCCATTCCTAAAACAGACCCCAATGTTGGGTCTAATAAGCCCATTACGCCAAGACCAGCTTTCATCTGACCTTGGTAACTTTTATCGGCATCTTCCCACCAATTTCCCTTATACATTTGATCATAAGCAGCCATAGTCCCCAAATCGCCAAATCCACCTATACCACCCATAACCCCTTTCATTATGTTTTCCATTCCTGACTGTTGAGTTTTACCTATAGCTTCGGCTTTAGCGTCTCTAAATGCGTTCGCTCTTTGAGTCTCAAAATTCGAAACCTGCTGAGACGTTCCAGCGAACTGTCCGTATTGAGATAAAGCATCACGAGATATTTGAGCGTTCTGTGCCGCTAAATTCTGAAGACCCTGTAAATTATATATTGAGGATATACCTGTGGCTAATCCCCCCATGCCAAGATTACGCATCGCTCTTTCGGCAGCACCTGTTTGACGAGCCATGTTCTGCATATAGAGATTTCTCTCAGCTTGAGACATACCCTCTTCAGCCCTTCTTAGCGTCATAGCTCCGAATTTCTGTTGTTCTGGCGTTAATTGAAAAGAAGTTGGATCTTCTAATTCACGAGCAGCCTTTTGAGCTGATGATGATTGGATTGCTCCTGAAATTATAGGAATAGCCGCAGATACAATATTCATCCAAGCCATGTTTTATATATTTAGTTAAAGACTAAACTCAAAGATACGAAAAACAACGCACAACCTATGACTGAGTTCTCCTAAGTCTTTGTCTTACTTTGATAATCAGATTGTTCAGCTTGTTGTAAGCACCGTTGAAGAACTTGAACTTGACTCTCATGTAAGCACCTATAAGAGATTCTGTGTCATCATTAGGGTCACCAGTCTGACTTGTAAGTATGTCGTTTTTAATAGGTGTTCTCCATGCATCATCTTCAGGGTCAAAGTCAGCAGAAACCAAGAATGATTCATGGTCTTTTGTCTTTAATTCTATTCTGTCAGGAACATTGTCAGACAGTGACTGAATAGCAACGAACTTCTTAGACTGATCTGGGAACGGATTCACGACACCCTCAAGATAAGGCTCTGATTCTTTCCATACACCCTCGTACTCGTACCACTTGTCGTAACCATATCTATGTTCGTAAATCTCACTTCTTTCTGTTGGATGTGAACTTAGGAACTTGTTCTTCCACTTCAAGTATGTCTTTGGAAGATGAGAGTAGAATGTACTGAAACCGTTTGATAATTCATTGAATGCAAGAGTGAACACAGAGTAGTATTCAGGGTCATCCCTGTCAACTCTTCTCCAATATGTCTCCCAATCATTTCCAACACCAGGTTCTGACTGTGGTATAGGAGCATGTAGGGATAATGATACATATACGTCAGGAACACCATCAAAAGGATAATTGATGAATGTATTGTTCGTAACCGTGTCTCCCTCCGCATACAGTTGGTTTGAAGGAAGTGATCCCCATTCTCCCTTACTATCCCTTAAACCTATAAAAGTCCAAATAGCCTCTTTAAACCTGTCATCCCATACACTTCTGATTCCGTAGTTTAGCGCAGGAGTATATTGATTTTCAGTCCATCTTGTGTTGTTTGCTGCAAAAGAACGAATACCGCTTCTTTCAGAAAGAACAACTGTTCCATCTGCACCGAACCTCATAAATAGACCATTTTCTTGGTTGAACCAGTATATCACATCCTTACCACCTGGGCTTGACCCCTTTATAATACTTGTTATGTGATTTGTTCCATATGATGAT